CAAGAGCATTGAAGCAAATACAAGAGCGTAAGGATAAGGCTAAGAACCCACTAAGCAAAGGTATGTTAAATAAAATTACCAAGGAACTTAAAGAGGGTGGTAAGCCTGTATACAAAGATGGTATGGTTGTAGGTGTTACACACAAAGGTTTAATAGGCACTGTATATACAGGAAGACCAGATTCTAATCCATTTAAAAAGAAAAAGAAGAAGAAATAAAATGGCAAACATGAGTTTAGCAGATGCTAGAAAAATATTAGAATCGCCATCAGACTTTACTAAACAAGAAGTAAAGAATGCAAAAGAAAAAGTATCAGATGCTTCAAAAACTGTACAAGCTAGTAAAGGTGCGCTAATGAAAAAGAAAAAAGATGATAATGTAACAGTTGTATCAATTGGTGTAGGCACTATGAAAAAAAGTGATGCTAAGAAAATGGCTAAAGCACAGATGGCAGATGGCGGTATGGCATATGGTAAGAAGCATATGTATTCAGCAGGTGGTAGCGTAACTATGAACCCCGGACTAAAGGCATTAAAAGCTAAAAGCCCAGAAGCATTTAATAAAATCACTGGGAACTAATGCACCCAATAGAACAAGATATACGTAATTGGTCACATAACTTTCTTGAGATACCAAACGTAAAACTAAATGGACTACCACCCTGCCCATATGCTAGAAAAGCATGGGCAGATGATAAAGTAAAGTTTAGCATTAATACAGGGTTAGATGGTTTACGTGAAGAGATAGAACAGTTTGATACTCATGCTTATGATATAGTTGTATGGGCATCCGAAGATTTACCAGACATAAATTATCTTGATGGATATTGTGATGGTATAAACGAAGCATTTTCAATTGTAGATAAAGATATGCATTTGATGGTGTTTCATCCTGACTACGATGCTAGTGAAGCAGGTCTTGACTTTTTAGACGATAATGGTATAACTAGTAGTGAGTTAGAATATTGTATGGTTTTTATACAATTACTATCTGTGTTAGATGACGCAGCAATAAGCCTAAAAAAGTCAGGATACTATAAACATTTTCCTGAAGAAACATATGAATCTTTAGTTATAGAGAGAAGGAAATTAAGAAATGGCAATGGGTAAAGCTAAGATGGCTAAAAAGAAAATGCGTGGCGGTGGCATGATGAAACCTAAAATGATGGGTGGTGGCATGGCTAAGATGGCTAAGAAAAAGAAAATGATGCGCGGTGGAATGGCTAATAAAAAGAAGTAATGCCATTTATTGCAGATTCTAAAATACATGGTCATGGTGTATTTGCAGATAAGAAATACTCTAAGGGTGATACCATAGAGTTTTGCCCCTATTTGATTATTGGTGAAGATGACATCTCAGAAACATCAATCCTACATGACTACTTATTTGGTTCTCCATATGAAAACGATACTAACTTTTATGCTCCTTTAGGTTTTGGGATGGTCTATAATCATAGCTCAAATCCAAATGCCGAGTGGGAATTGTGTGATAGCGATGACAGGTTTATCAAGTTTTTTGCACTAAAAAACATTGAACGATATGAAGAGATATTACACGACTACGGAACAGATTACTGGGAAAGTAGAAAGACCTAATGGCTAAACAATTTTTGGTTAATTCATATTGGACATTCTTCAGCCATCTGTTTTTAAAGATAGCAAGACTACTAGGTAAGTGGAATATAAAGTTCCACAAGTGGTCAGTTACATGTATAGATAAAGTTCGGATAATATAATGCCAAGAACGCAAGATGGTTCAAAGTTTGTAACACATTTAACTGCATTAGATTCTACTTCTGATACAGATGTATATGTCGTACCTAAAAACTTTTCATCTCACGTTAAAAATTTAATGATTAACAATACTAATGCCGCCAATAAAAACTATACATTAAAAATATATGAGAAATTAACCAACTTAACGCACACTCTTTTTTCTGCACATCCTGTAACAGGTAAAGACTTTGAAAATGTTTTTACAAATACCTTACCATTATTTTTACATGCAGAAGATAAGATAATAGTTGCAGCTGAAACAGCAGACACATTAACAATACTAGTTGCAGCAGAAGAATTTTTTGACCCAGTGAGATAGCTATGAAAAATACAACAAATAAAAAGACGGTAAAGAAAGTTGTAGCAGGTTTGAAAAAAGCATCTAAGTCACATGCTAAACAAGCTAAAACTTTATCTAGCCTTAAATTAAACAAGGGCGGTAGTACAGTAAATAAAGCAGGTAATTATACAAAACCAACAATGCGTAAAGGGCAGTTTAATCGTATTAAAGCTGGTAGCAAAGGTGGTGCTTCAGGTCAATGGTCTGCACGTAAGGCACAGATGCTTGCAGTTGCATATAAGAAAGCTGGTGGCGGTTACAAATAATATGCATATCATAAAAGGAGAGAGTTATGATAGCGGAGACAATGGCAGGTATTGCTCTTGTCAAAGCAAGTGTGGACGGAATAAAGAAAGCCATCACAACTTGTAATGATATAGGCGATATAGCAAAATATATAGATGGCATGTTCGAGGGCGAACAGCAGATACAAAAGAAAAGAAGCAAAGCCCAGAAAGACCCCTTTGCTGTAAACACAATCGCTGAAGAAACCATAAACGCTAAACTTGCACAAGAACATATGCAAGATATGAAGAACCTAATCAATATGAGATTTGGTCCGGGTGTTTGGGAAGGTATAATAGCTGAACGTGCTAAACGAATACAAGAAGCAAAGGAAGCTGAAAAACAAGCACGTATAGCCAAGCGTAAGAAGCATGATGTTTTTATACATAATGTAGAAGTTGGTAGTATAGTAGTTGGAATTTGTACGGCATTAATTGGTGCTTTAGTATTTTTAATAGTGTGGATGTAAGATGGCATTAGCAAAATCACAACAGAGTTTAAAGGCGTGGACGAAACAAAAGTGGAGAACTAAAAGTGGCAAGAAATCCAGTGAAACTGGAGAACGGTATTTACCGTCAGCAGCTATCAAATCGCTTTCGTCACAGGAATATTCGGCAACCTCGAAAGCTAAACGAGCAGGAACTAAAGCAGGTAAACAGTTTGTATCCCAGCCTAAAAAAATAGCAAAGAAAACAGCGAGGTTTAGACGTGCTTAATATGTTAATAGGACCTGTAGCAGATTTAGCTGGTACATGGTTAAGTGGTAAAGTAGAAGAGAAGAAAGCACAGTCAGCTACTAAGGTAGCTAGGGCGCAAGCTGAAGCTGTAGTAATGCAGAAGAAAGCTACTGGTGAAATAGACTGGGATTTGGAGATGGCAAAGGGTAGTCAATCCTCGTGGAAAGACGAGTGGTTGGTAATTTTGTTCTCAATACCCTTAATATTAGCCTTTATCCCCGGAATGGAAGAAGTAGTATCAAATGGTTTTGCCCAGTTGGAAGCAATGCCTCAGTGGTATCAGTATAGTCTTGGCATTATTGTGGCTGCTTCTTTTGGAGTACGTAGCGCAACTAAATTCTTCGGAAAAAAATAAGGATGGCTGCAAAGACAATATTAGAGTACAAGATTCTACCACGCTTAATGATGCTTGTAATGACAATAATGTATATACGAGTGATTGAGTGGGGTATTTCATTAGATGATATCAGTACACAACAGAGTGCAATGATATCTGTAGTTAGCGGTGCAATGACAGGTGCATTTGCAGTTTGGTTAGGCAGTGAGAAGAAATGAAATATGAACGTCAACAATTCATAGATAAACTAATCCAAGGAGAGGGTCTTGTGCTTACGGTCTATCAAGATACGCTAGGCATTGACACAATCGGAATAGGAAGAAATCTAAAAGACCGTGGCATAAGTAAAGAAGAACTTGACTATATGGACATTCCAAATATGGATGCAATATATGAGCATGGTATAACTGAAGCTGATGCGGTTTATTTAGCAACGAATGACGTGCAGATAGTCGAAAGAGAACTATGTCAAGCGCACTCTTGCGTGGATAGCTTAGACGCTGTACGTCAACTAGTACTAATGGACATGGCATTTAATATGGGTGTTCCAAGATTAAAGAAGTTTAAAAATATGTGGGCAGCTATCCATGAGAAAGATTTTGCTACGGCATCAAAAGAAATGCTTGACAGCAGGTGGGCAAGGCAAGTAAAAGGACGTAGCACACGTTTAGCTCACGCTATGGCTACTGGAGAAATGGCATGACACGACAATTAAATGATAGACAGCAAAAGTTCTTATCAGTTCTTTTTGAAGAAGCAAACGGTGATGTTGTACAGGCAAAGAAGATTGCAGGGTACGCAGAGAATACACCTACCACTTCTATTGTTAAAGGACTAAAGGACGAAATACTAGAAGCTACATCTATGTATATGGCAC